CCAAACCCGGTTCATTTTACCACACATGCTCAACCCAAGCAGGGTGGAGTGGTTCCCCTCTGTACTGTTCTCAGGACACTATAGTGGGCCTTCACCGAGCCGCTGGAGTTATCGGTCGCTATAATTTAGCCACCATCTTGTTTCCTTTGTTCGAAAAGATAGAGTCCCCCAATCCTTTTAAGGGATTCTCTGAAGTCAAGGATTTCGAGATGGACGCGAGACAAGATGTCGAAGAAATCGATCTTGTTGGACGGGGCCGGTATCGCTTTACAGCTACTGAGTTTGTGAGGCCGAATGAAACATACACCCAAATCGAGGCACGATTGAAAATATCGGGGAGGAAGTTATGGAGTGATATGCTGGACGATGCTCCCATGGATTTTGATGAATACGTGGAAGCCACCGATTCTTTAAACTATCAGCGGGGGTCGGAAATCCACCCGACCCCCTCAATTCCAGAGTCGGAGTCGCAAGCGCCCAGTTCCTCACGCGTCCTCCCCCCGCCACGGCGGATTCCTTCCTTGGTCACGTCCGCGGGTACGCCCGCTATAGCTTCACCGCCCCCAGCCGATGCACCCGCTACCCTGGCTCAGCCGATAGCGCCGGTTCCAGCGAAGGAGGAGAAGCCTACGGAGGCCAAGACCGAGAGTACTTCCTCGGCCCCCCCACCAGACGCGCCTTCGGCGCTCCCCCAGCGGCTGACTCGGCAGCTGGAAGACCTGGACAAGGGGATGTCGGACACGTATTTCTTCGCCCAGGAAGCCTCGGAAACCACGAAACGGATGCAAACCAGATTGGAAGAGAGCCAGGCGCATCTGCGCCTGGAGCTGACGCATCAGTTTCAGAAGGCAATAGCCGATCTGGAAAACACATTGCTAGAGAAATTAGGGAGCCAATTGGCATGCCTCTCCACGAAGTTGGACGCTCCGCCGTCAGATTCAGAGAATGCCAAGCCACTATCCCGTCAGCCGCGGTCAAGGCAGCGCAGGAGCGCTTCCCCGAGCTCCACGAGTACTCGTGGCCAGAGCGCGGATCCGCCGCGGAATATGCCTCCCTTACCCTCCAAGCAGAAAACCACCGCGCAGTACCAGCCCCGCCAAACTTAATCGAGGCCTGCGATCGGTTGCTGCTTAAGTACCCCCGCGGACCAGTTGATCCCGTGCTTCGTTCATGGGATGAAGTGGAATTAAAGAAACGCTTGCTGTCGATTATTCGCACAGAGATCAAGCGCGATGCCTCTCCCGGGGCGCCTTTTGCAGCCATAGCTGCTACTAATGAGGAATTAATCAGCAAGCACAGCCTCATGCTAGTCAACTGCGCTTATGAACGCCTGTTGCTTTTAGCTTCAGATGCCGATCTTAGCCACGCTACCGCAGTTGATCTAGTAGAGAATGGCTTCTGCGATCCTGTAAGAATATTTGTCAAACAGGAGCCGCATACCCGGAAGAAGATGAAGCAACGTAGATATCGTTTGATATCATCAGTTTCCGTCGTGGACCAGATTGTAGAGAGACTGCTCTTTGGAGCACAAAACCGCTTTGAAATCTCTCTGTGGTCTGAGATTCCTTCCAAGCCTGGCATGGGCCTAGCCCTGCAAGACCAGGCTCACAAGCTATTCTCTGATCTTAAGATGAAGTCAAGTCGAGCCCAAGCTGCATGTGCAGATATTTCGGGGTTCGATTGGTCCGTCCAAGAATGGGAGTTTGAGGCGGAACTGTACATGAGATTGAAATTAATGGAGCCAAGCCTTAAAGACAATCCGCGTTTGTTAAACGCGGTACGAAATCGGTTTGCTTGTTTCAGTCTCAGTCTGTTTCAATTGTCGGATGGCACCTTGATTGCGCAGGAGCTACCCGGCATTATGAAGTCAGGATCATACCTAACATCGTCCATGAATTCAAGAATCCGCTGCTTGATGGCGGAGATCATTGGCGCCGAATGGTGTATAGCCATGGGCGATGATTCTGTGGAGGCGTTCGTGGAGGACGCCCCAGCTAAGTACCTTGATTTGGGTCATACCTGCAAGGAATACGAGCTATGTCCCACAGATTTTGAGGGCATTTTGGAGTCCGTCGAGTTTTGTTCGCACAAAATTGAGGCGGAGGGTTCCTT